TTCATCTTCTTCAACTGCTCCCTTAGTTGAACAAGCTGGAGAAAAGAACTGGTTTGATGGTTTGTGTGAAAGACTAGGTCGTAAAAGCAAAGCCGTGGCTAAAGTATCGCCTGATCGTTTATTTGTGTTGGCCGGCGGGAACTTAGAAAATCCATTGGAAGGAATCCATATGGGTGAGGCTATTGTTACGCGTAACCTAGTAGATATCACAAACAATCTTGAAACATATTCTAGTGATTTGATAACAGCCATTGGGAAAATTTGGATCCCTGGGAAAAACTTAACAGAGATTTATTTGGCACATTCAACAAAAGGATCTGGAACCCTTCATTCCGTTAAGATCGGAGGAAATAAATACTGTTTCAATTTCTTGGGATTTGTAGAAATGAGTGTCACAAGTTTGCGTCATGTTTTTCCAGCTATTGACACTTGTGAAGTGGAGTATGAGAATGAAACTTTTAAACCATTGTTTCCAGCTGACGTAATGGTTGGATATTCTGCAGTTTTTGAGGTACAAGATTATGAAGTGAAACCTTTTATGAGTCGTGTAATGCGATATTATTACGAGAAAAAACTGGAAATGTCACCGCCGCAGATTTCAACATGGAAATGTATGTTAGTTAAGATTCGCAAATTAATGAAAAATTTCTGGCTGTGGATAAAATCAAAAAAGAATATGGTGTGGGCTATGGCGATTATTAGTGCTACGATTGGTTTGTGTGTTTATTTAAATCATTCACATGCCCCTATGCAAGAACATACAGGGGCAACGGGGAGTGGCGATAGTCGAACACGTTTTATGCCACAACAAACACATCCCTCACCTAGTGCTACTTCAGCATTAGTCACTCATTCAGCCACAGATGTAACTCGATTCATTGGTGTCCATAGTAGTTCTGAAATTATTTATGGAAATTGTAGTGTTTTCGCCTTTGCAATTGGTGGAAATGACATTTTAACAGTAAAACACGCTTATTTGGGTCTAAAACAAACACAGAAATTTGAATGGGTTTGGAGGGATCAACGTTTTGAAGTTCAATTGGCTGATTGTGAAGTGGTGTTAGCGGCCCCAAATGTTGATTTATGTATGATACGACTTCCATCTTATTTACCAAAAATGCGTTCAACAACACAACATTTTGCTCCAAAGAGTTCAATAGAACAAAGAGGATCTGGTAATGCTTTTTTTTGTATGGTATGCTAGAAGAACAGGAATTTTTACAGAATCGTTTGAGTATCACTACTGTAGTAACAAAAGGAAGATAACATCCTCAGGAAACATCTATGAAAACGGGTATATTGGTGATTACTGGTCATATGTTACACCGCATTCTATGCCAGGTATGTGTGGTGTGCCAATTTTGGATTCTAGTGATGGTAGAGTAATTGGATTTCATGTTGGAGGAAGTGTTGACGCTGGGTCAAAATCAGCCCAAGAAGGAGTTGGTGTTTTAGTTTCTTTGGAAATGGTGGAAAGTATGCAACAAAAATTTCACGTTTTACAATATCAAAGTGGATTTACAGTTGAGGAAAAAATTCCGAAAATAGCATTTGAAGACTCCATTGACCATCATCAACCACAGTATGTTGGAAGTGTTGATAAAGGTGTGCGTATGCCTGAAAATACCACTATTCGAAAATCATTGTTGTATGACAAAGTCTTTGATCATAAAACAGAACCTTCAGCAATGTCACCAAAAGACGATCGTTTACCAGCTGGGTTTAAGCCTTTACATTTCGCTATGAGTAAATTCAATGGTAAGCCCATAGACTTACCTTTTAAACATCTTGATGACATAAAAGAATATTGGAACACTCGTTATTTTGGATTTCGACCAGTCCGAAGAACTGATCATATGATGACCATTGATGAAGCCACTAGAAATCTGGAAATTGAAGGGTACAACCGGGTAAATCCCAAATCATCAGAGGGGTATCCATGGATTTTAAGAAGACCAGCAGGAATGTCAGGTTCACAATGGATGTTTAAAGAAAATCCAGATGGATCACTTGTTCTTATTGATTCAGATATTCGTAAAGCAATAGATCAACGATGTGTTGATGCAAAGAATGGAAAACTTACTACTACTATTTTTGTTGTTACACCAAAAGACGAGAGAAAATTGAAAGTTTGGAAGACTCGCATTTTTTGTGCTGGACCAAAAGATTATACCATCTATTATAGAATGCACTTTTTGGATTTTTGGGCTGCTCTACAGAAAGATAAGTATAAACATGGATTTGGAGTTGGAACCAACCCTCACTCATATGACTGGACCATTTGGTTTAGAAAAATGTGTAAGGTTGGATCTAACTTTATTGCCGGAGATTACAGT